CCACTGTCCCGTCAGTCATCGTCGTTATCCCATTCCTCGGTCCGGCGACCGTCATAGAACGCCGAGCAGCCGCACGTCTTGCACCGTTCGGTGGCCCACGGGTCGGTGGGGTCTTGACGGTGGGACGAGAAGGCGTGACCGCACGTGCACGTGACCGCGTTCCGCCGCGCCGCCGCGGCCGCTTGTCTCTTCTGAGCCATCACAGCCACGGCCAATCGTGGTGCTCGTCTTCGACGGCGTGATCGTGGAACCCAACGAACTTCGCCCACCAAGGCCGGGTGCACCGAGCATGGCGCTCCATCTGTCGCTCGCCCGTCCTCTCATCGAACGGGTCGTACCGGCGCGGCTCGACCGTGACTCGCATTGGACGCCCGCACGCTCTACAGAACGCGGGTGGCTCCGAGCCTTCGTGCGACCCGTCCCGATACTGAATGCGGAAATTCAGCGGCTCCACTGTCATTCGGTGCCTCCCCCTAACCGAACGCTTCAAAACAATCGAGGCATCCGGGGACAGGGTCTACATGCGTGTGTTCGGCTGAGACTTGCTCGAGATAGGCCAGGAGGATGGGGCGCGCCTCGCGTCCGTGCTCGGTCTTCCAGCGGTGATGACCGGCGCACAGGAGCACGAGGTTGTCCAGCGCCGTGCGGCTCTTCAGCCCGATGCCGTGAGAGGCACGGACGTGATCGAGCTCGAGCGAGCCGAAGCACTCGCCGTCGAAGCACTTCCGCCCGACGCATCCCCCATCTCGGGCGTAAACGGCCTGGCGGAGCGTCTGCGGGATCTGTGTGCCGGCAGAGGGCTTCATGGACGAGTACCTGCGGATCACAGTGCCAGTTCCATCTGCTCGTGCAGGACATAGCGCGCGATCCGCTTGCCGGAAGGTGTCGTCTCCCAGCGCGTCTCCACGTCGTACCCGTCCTGCTTCAGCTCATAGACGCGCGCACCCAAGCGGAACGAGCCGATCTCGTCGAGGGCATCGAGTGGGGTGACGCCTTCGGGCTTGCGGCGCAGGAGAGCCAAGGTTGCAGCGGTAGAGGGCTTCACCAGGGCCTCTGCCAGTCGTGCTCGGGCATGTGGCGATCGAGGAAGCGACGCAGTCTCGGACTCCGCTTCTCGGCCCATTGGCTAATCGCAGCGAAGGTCACGAGGAACAGGACGAAGGCGCAGATGAGGCCGAGGTAGAACAGGGCGGTCATGCGGCACCCGCCACTCGTCGAAATCGTCCGTGCGAGTCGCGGCGCAGCACCACGACCTTCTGATCCGGTTCGAACGCGAAACAACCGGAGCCGTCATAGCCCGGAACGCCTTTGTGCCAGCCCGTCGCGTAGCAGGCGTATGTGACGCTCTGGATGTCCCCGACGCGATGATGCCGACCAGCGTGACCGCAGCGACACAGAGCATCGGGCGGATATGGCGCTGTCGTGTTCATGCCGCGCTCCTCGTCATGTCCTTGGCCTGCAGGCGGCGTCGCCACTCGGGCTTCCACGGCAGCCGATGGGCCTCGCAGTACGCCTGATCCGGGTACGTCGGACTCCGCTTGCAGTCGGGTTCGCGGCAGAGGCGGAGGCGTTCGGTGAGGGTCATGCTGTCTTCCTCCGTAGTCGGTTCTTCGCGTCGGCACGGTAGGTGCGCCCGAGCTCGTCGGTGTGAGCAACTTGGTGGACGCGCTGCCGAGACACATTGAGCAGCCGTGCGATCTCGGCCTGCTTGTGGCCCTGGTACAGCAGCTCGAGGATCGTCTCTCGTACCTCACTCGGCGCCGGCCCCTTCCGTGACTTGCGGACGGGCGTGTGCACGTTGGCGTGCGCCATGTACGTCCCTGATGGATACGACTCGTCACAGAGGGTGCAGACGCGGATCGGTGTGTTCACGCCAGCAACCCTAGGGTATTGACAGCGCCATGTCAAGAGTCTAATATCCACCTATTGGTTCCGCTAGTGAGAGGCGAGACATGACCCAGAAGTTCGGGCACACAGTCGAGCACAAGGCTGATCGCCAACTAGGCGGGGATCAGTGGATCGCCACATTCAACAATGGCTTCGGTGCCTCCGTGATCCGCAACCGCTACAGCTACGGCGGTCCGGAGGGCCGTTATGAGGTCGCCGTTCTCCATGGCGAGCCTCTGTGCTATGCCACGACCGTCACGGATGACGTAATCGGCTGGTTGTCCGCGCAAGGCGTGCGCGAGACGCTGGACCGCATCGCAGTGCTGGAGTCGAAGCCGAACTGCAGCCATAAGGCAGCCGCATGACCACCACCCAAGCCCACGCCCTGGCCGTCCTCGTCGAAGAGGAGATCGCCAGCCTTATCCGTTTCAGGAGATGGCACCGCACCCGCTCGGCCATCCTGCGCCCGTACTTCGCGGACATGGAAAAGGCGGACCGAGCCTCCCTCCGCACCCTTCTCCGCATCCGCCGAGCTGCCCGGAACGTCGCGCGCAAGGCCGAGGTCGCCCGGACATACGCCGAAGATGCTGCCGTCGAAAGGTGGATGCAGGCATGAAGCCCCACAACAACCAAGCCATCTTCCGGGGCGGGGGTGGTGATGGCTACCTCCACCTGTACCGGATCGCCCTCGCGCCGTGGATGAAGGTCGACTACCAGAAGCTGGAGAACCTCGAGATGCGGGCGCGGAATATGCGCGTGAACGTCTCGACCTGGCAGCGCTCACGGAACGCCCCGCAGGTCGGCTCCGAATACAGCGTTACGATCGTGGGCGATGCCGGCTCGGTCGAGCTGAAGGCAGATGGGGACCTGCTGGCGATCATCGCGGGGTGCCTCGATGACTACGAATGTCTGCCCGATCCCGAAGCGTTCACGGCTGAGGAGCTCGTGCAGATCGCCAGTCAGAGTGGGATTGAGGTTCAGCGTGGTTGAGCACAAGCACGAATGGCCGCTCCTGCCGAACCCAACGTGCATGGTCATGGGCTGTCCCGGCGCTGAGGTCGAGGACTACCACGAGCACTGCGTCCGGTGCGGCGGGATCAATCCCGACTCGGTGTACGGCGATCAGGCGCGACACTTCTGGCCCACCCCGTTGGACGTGGAGGTACTCGCCCGCGTATTCGACCAGGTGATGATGCTGGCTCCGGACCCGCACCCGACGCCGACTAGGTGGCGAGTCATCGCCGATCTTTACGCGCGGTTCGCCAGTCAGTCGGATATTCCTGTGGGGAGGGCCTGATGGGCGTCTATCGCAAGATTGGCCTTGGGTCCGAAGGCTGGATGCTCGCAGACCAACCATTCGACGGCTGGCGGAAGGCGACCCGCTACGAGTGGCTTTGGTATCAGATCACGCGCGATCGCTTTTCGATCCCCGAGACGACCGTGCTTCTCATCGCCATTTCGATGGTTCTGACCTGGGGCTGGCCGTTGTGGGCTGAGATTGCGTTCATCCTCGGCGCGAACTTCTCGTACTACTTCCTCAAGACAGCGACGAGGCCACGTTGATGCCTGACTCTAAGTTCGACCTCGGCGATTACGTCCAGGTCAAGGACCGCATCGCCGCGCTGTTCGAACTGTTCGGGCAGGCGCGGATCGAGACTGCCTACGAACTCACCACGGAACCCGACGACAAGCCCAAGGTGATCTGCCGAGCGATGGTGTACCGGACCCCCGACGATGATCGGCCGGCCACGGGCACGTCGTGGATGTACCTTCCGGGCACGACGAGCTTCACCAAGGGCAGTGAGCTGGAGAATGCTGAGACGAGCGCGGTCGGCCGCGCCATCGGGTTCCTCGGCATCCTCATCGACAAGAGCATCGCGTCGGCCAACGAGGTAGCGGCGAAGCGCTCCGAGCGCAATCCCCGCGTCGGAGCCGACGACTACGAACCACTCGAAGGCCCGGTCCGTGACGGCATCATCGGCGTCGCCAAGAAGGGCACCAAGAACACCTCGGACGCGGAACTCCGCCAGACCCCCGACGGCTATGTCCTTGGCTTCCGCCTGGAGGCCAGAGAAGGGGATCGGGGCGGCATCCTCGTCGAGGCCCACGACGACATCGCCTCAGCCCTGTCCGCCATCAAGGAGACGTGGCTGGACAAGACCGTAACCTGCTGGGGCTCGATCGAAGCGCGCGAGTTCAAGCCCGCCCGCTCCCAGCGAGTGGTGAAGTACAGCGTGCTCATGCTCTCGCGCATCCAGACGAGCGAATGGATCCTCCCTGCTCCGGGTAGCGACCCCTCCTCGGAGCCCTCTGACGAGCCCGATCTCACCCTGACGCGGCAGGCGGGCTCGGTCGCAACGCCGGAACCGCCAAACCCTTCCGGCGACACTCCGGTAGCGGCTGATGTCTTGGGGGCAAAGGTCGCTACCGGCCTACCTTCTTCCGAGAGTGACGCAGAGGAGCTGGTGAAGCCGTGTGGGGCGGTGGGGTCAGGACTTGGGACGTTGTGCAGTCTGCCGACCGGTCATTCGGGGAAGCACCGGGAGCTGGCGACTGACGGTAGGACACTCGCGGCGTGGTAGAGCAGCGGTATCCTGCGTGGAGTGCTGCGTGACGGTCCATGACGGGAGCGCCGGATAACCGTGACAGAGGAGCGTGCCTCGAACCTCGCGGCCGGGCTCCCGTCGCCCTATCGCACGTCATTCGAGAGGCGGGCCTTGCGGGTCTTGCGTGGGTTGATGGGGATCGCCCACGGGGCGAAGGAGATTAGCGACGGGTTGAAGATCACCGATTGCCAGTGCGGATGGCACCGTGACGCCCGTGCGTTGCTCGATGAAGCCGGGCCGTGGGTCTATCCGGGGGAATGGTGATGACCGCGAAGCGGCACAACCGCTCGGGTCGGGACGCGTTGAAGCGTCTCTACGACCGGGACCAGGGCGTCTGTCATCTGTGCGGGCAGTTCGTCCCTTGGGGAACGCAGGCGACACGCGATCACATCTTGCCATGGCACGAGGGCGGGCGGATCGGCCGCGGTATGGAGAATCTCGCGCTTGCCCATCGCGCCTGCAACGCGAAGCGTGGTGGCCTGACCGTCGCTGAGTTCAAGGCCGCTTACGCGCTCATGATCGATCGCTCCAAGACGACCGGCACCATGCGCTGGCCCCACGACATCACGAAACCGCGACATCGCGAGATCACCGCTCTCCGTGAGTCCGCCTAACATGCCACTACCCCAGAACCCATGAATGTCCGGCGCGTCACCAAGATTCCCGTAAGGGGTCGGCGTGTCTCGCCGACTGCGATTCGCGATTGGGACGGACGGCCGAGCAGCCGGCCCGCCATCGACGAATGGATAGCGTGTCGGCTCCTCGCGGGCATGTCTCCAAAGGCCGTGGTGGTGGCATCCGACAATGCGATGACGGTTCGCACTGCCTACCGTTGGCGGCGCGAACTCGTCGGCTTGGCGGAGGTCGAGGTTGGCGGCTTCCGAGCCACCTTCGCCATTCGTCGCACTTCTCCACCAGCTCGCGTGAGTTCGTGGACGAAAGTCGTGGATAAGCGGGTAGACAGACCAGCCTAGGCGCGTGCTATACCGCACGGACAAGGAAATGCTCCGGGCGGAGCCGCTGCCGACTCGACGCCCGGAGCGCGCAGGAACGAGTAACCACCGACCTGCGAGACAGAGGTTACACCAGCCGTAAAGCCTAGGCTAGCCCTCCGGGCGAATGGGTACATCCGTCAGTTACAGACGGAGCCGCGAGCGAGACGCGGACCACAACCCCATCGTTTGGATACGTCCTGGTCGCCGCAAGACGGCGAGGCAGCAGCGGGTGTGGGTCTTCCCGGCAGGGGTAAATGACCGGGGCCACGCCAGACACGAGCCCGAGTGCCCGCTGAGACGTGCTGACTACTCCCGAAGTCTGACGGCACGCACTGTCACCCTGCAACGGGTGCAGTGTGCCTCCCACAACCCTCGTCCTCCGGCATCGCGGGAAGGTAGACGATGAACGGGTCATGACCACCGCGTGACCCGATCATGACCCACCCCCTCCCTCCGGGAACGTCTGGCCTCCGTGGGGCACGGCTGAGGGCGTCCGAATAACCGTTGCGGGGCCGCACACGGGTGCTAGGATGCACCGCGATGGACTGGCTGCTGGTGAGCGTCATCGCGGGCGCAGCGTTCTGGCTCGGCGACATCATCGGCTACATCGGCGGACGCAAGGACGAGCGCGAATGGGCTGCGCTCCAGCGTCGCCTCGATGAACTGACGTGACGCGTTGCAGATCCCGATCGAAGTCGTCCTTGGACCAGTCGGGGCTCTGGCCCTGGCGATGCTCTGGATCTTGGACCTCCGCAAGGAGCGCGACCTCCTCAAGGATCGGCTCTACAAGCTCCTCGACAAGATCGATGTGGCGGTCAAGGTCGATCCCCGGTGAAGTGGTTGCGGCGCGTGCTTAGGCTCCGTCCGTCCGAGACCGATGAGACGGTGGACCGTGCCGATCGCGTGCTCGAGAACGTCAAGGCCGTCCGCATCGTCGTCATCGCGAAGAACCAGCGTGCCCTCGCCGAACTGCGCAAGCTCGAAGGCAGACGTGGATGAGTCCCGCGATCCTGCTGACGGTCGGGGACATCTTGCTGTTCACCCCGGTAGCGTTTCTGGCGTGCGCGTACTTCTGGCGTCGCTACCGACAGGAGCCGTCCGGTCTGAAGCTCGTGCTGTTTGGGGAGGCACTCGCAGCCACGATCGCGGCGGTGCTCTTGGCGATCCCCACGCTGCTCTTTGTGGCTGGCATACAAGCGCCGTGGTCGAGCTTGCTCGTCCTGCTCGCGATCGACATCCTGCTGCCCTCGTCAGTGGCGGCGGCGGGGTACCTGTGGTGGCTGGATCGTAAGGAGAGCTGAGATGCCCAAACAACCCGCCTACACGGCTCAGATCACGCTCAACCAGCCGAGCCCGAAGTACGGCGACTTCATCGACGCCAACGTGAGTACGAACGCGCCGAGCTCGGGCGTCCGGTTCACCTTCACCCAGGGTGGCAACGTCGTGGCCGTCTCGAGCACGGTATTCCACTCCGGTCCCTCGTACACCTCGGAGAAGTGCGGCCTGTACTCGCCGATTTGGACGGGCGGCGCGGCAGACGGGATCGCGGAGGTCATCCAGAACGCGCCCACGGGACCGCATGGCGCGACGTACAAGACGCTCGCCTCGGTCAAGTTCAGCGTCAGCGCATGACAACGCGCGTGCGGTGGCTGTTCCACGGTTGGCGTTGGCGCTACCCCGTGCTCGGATACTGGGCGTTCATGCTCCGACAGAAGTTGGGCCTGCACAACCACCTGTATCACTGGGAGGACGTGAAAGTCCGCCTCGATGATCCGACTCAACCTCGGGCTGCCTGCTACTTGTGCGGCGAGCGTCCGCGATGACTGCCGGCCTCGCCCTTCCTGTCTCCGCCAAGTTCGCCGTGACGCAGCCGTTCACGGGCCAGAACCCCAATGAGGCTCCGGGCTGGCTGTCACCCGACGATCTGCGGGCGAAGCTGCCAAGGGTCGCGGGCTGGACGGCCTACCGCCACCTCCACAAGGCCCAGGACCGCGCCTGTCCGGTCGGGACGCCCGTCTCCGCGCCGCAGAAGGGCATCATCGTCCAGCAGGGCATCAACGCCCGCTTCGGTGACGGCTCGATCGACGGCGAGCTGTTCCAGTTCCTGCAGATCCGCCGCGACGCGACGAGCCAGACGCTGCTGTTCTTCACCCACCTCAGCCGGTTCGTCGCCAAGGTCGGCCAGCACGTCGCCAAGGGTCAGCTCATCGCGCAGTCCGGCAATACCGGGCGGTCCACCGGGCCGCACCTTCACTGGGAAGTCCTGACCGGACCTCGAAGCCTTACGCCGTGGGCCGTGTGGAGTCAGGGAACACACTGGGACCCCAAGGAATGCGTCATGGGCGGCACGCTCGCAGGGCGCGGTTTCTTGGTCCCGAACGTATGAGTCTCTTCTACCATCAGTGCGTGCCGCCCTCTCGGGACGGTTACTGTCACTGCTTCACTGGCCTCAATACAGGCACATGGGATACAGCAACGAAGGGAGTGTTCACGATGACCGAGCAGGAAGTCCCAGCAGAGGAACCCACCCCGGAACCCGCAGCCGAACCAGAGACCGAAGAGGAAACCGAAGAGCCTGCGACCCCAGAGAAGGAGGACGAGGCTAGTGCCTGAGGGAATCCCGGCCAACTTCGATCTCACCCTTGTTCTGACCGCCGCTGGTGCGACTGTCTCGGCGGCCCTGATCGCCTCGGTCATCGAGGTGCTCAAGAAGGCCCCGGTCATCGGGCCGTGGGTCGACGCCAAGCGCGAGCCCGGTTTCGGCGTGCTGCTGTCGCTGGGCCTCGTGGCGTACACCGTCGCGGCGTTGAAGCTCCCGACCGACCTCGTGAGCCTTGCCAGCTACTTCGTGGCGTTCCTCGGCATCGCCGCCCTCGCCTCCAAGAGCCACGACATCGCGGCGACCGTCACCAACAGCCCACCCTCGAGCTGACTCCGTTGTGGCCGATGTCTATCGCCGGGGCCATAAGAGCGTCCATATCGGCACGCTCCGAGAACCCGGCATGGACCCCGAGCAGCAGATCGGCTGCAACCTCGATGCCGGCGGAACATGGGGGCCGGCTCAGCCTCCGGGGCCTCCTTGCCCGACGTGTTTTGGTGCGGCACGTCTTCGTCGTGGTAACTCCCCTCGTCGGCCCCGCCTACGGCCTGCCACGCTCGCAGGCAGTGCGGCAGCGCTTACGCTCGGAGCACTCGTCTTCGCGGCTTCCCTGGATCAGCCGGTGAACTACTTCCCCTCTCCAACAGGCAGCGGTGACTGGACCTCGGCACCGCTCGCCTCAGTGACGCCGGGGCCTTCGATGGTGCCCCCCGGACCGACGTTGGTCCCGGCGTTCACGTCCGCGCCGTCCTCAGTAGTGCCCAGTCAAGGGCCGCTGCCCACCTTCGTGTTGCCCACATTCCCACCGATCCCGACATACCCGCCCCCGCCGACGTGGCCGCCGTTCCCGGCACTGCCAACGCTTCCGCCTGTGCTGCCCTCGCTGAAACCGCCGTGCATCCACCCAGGAACGCATGTCGGGGTTGATCCATGTCGATGGCCGCACAACTAGGAGACGACTAGATGCTCGACCTGATCCTGCTGGTGGCAGGGCTCATCTGCTTGGCCCTCGCCACGATCAACATCAAGAGCCCGGTCAACTTGCTGGCCTTGGGTTGCTGCTGATCTTCCTTCGCGGGTTGCTGTGAAGCAATGGGTCCGCATCGTCTCCTGGCACCTGACCGCCGGCGTCACGTCGCGCGGTGGCGGCATCAAGACGCTGTGCGGGCGCTGGGCTGCGGTGAACTCCGAGCAGGTCGACGACCGCTGGGCAGGGAAGACTTGCGAGACATGCCTGCGGATCCAGGTGGGGCGATGATCCCGGTCGATGTAGCGGCCCTCGCCATGCTCGCCTCCCTCATTGCGGGCATGGTCATCTGCTACGGCTGGATGACGAGGCATGACCAGTGAGGAAGGCATGCTTGGAACCAGGGTGCTCAGCTACTTTCACTGGCTCCGGGTCACGCTGTCCTGCCCACTACCGCAAGGCACAGCGCATCCGTAACCGCATGCCATCTCGTCAGAAGTACCGAGGTCTGTGGCCTGCTGAGAGCAGGGCGGCACGGCAAGCCCAGGGGTACTGCACCAACTGCGGGCGGACGGATGACCTGACCCTCGATCACACCACTGGCATGGTGTTCTGCCGCGTCTGTCATCGTCCAGAGGCACAGGGTGGAGCGAGGCAGGACGGCGGGGGGTGGGATGGCCGCGCAAAGGGGCCTGCGCTGCGTATACCCGCCCCTACCGTTTCGCACACACTCGGCAACCGATATACCGCCGAACGATAGATGCCGCGACCCTACGGCTACGCCACCAAGCGGGTAGCTGACACCTCCGCTGGCCCGTGGAAGGCGTGGAAGATCCGCACGCGCCACGGACGGGCCATCAAGTTCATCGAGACGTACTGCCGGCCACCCAAAGGCAAGGGCCACGGCGAGCCGATGCGCCTCGGGACGTTCCAGAAGGAGTGGCTCGAGGAAGCGTTGGCCGATGGGGTGGACTCGGCGGTCAAGCAGACCCCCCGAGGGAACGGGAAGAGCACCGAAGGCGGGGCGCTCGCCGCCTGGGCGCTGTTCGACGACGACGAGACCGGCGCTCCCCAGGTCCCGATCGTCGCCACCACGGTCGGGCAGGCCATCCGGTCCTGCTACGGGGTGGCGGTGTCGATGATCCAGAACGAGCCGGAGCTCCTGCGGCGTTCGCTGATCTACACCGGCATTGCCACCCCCCGAGTTACCACTCCGTTCAACGGCGGCGAGCTGTTCCCGGTGTCCAATGACCCCGATGGCCTCCAGGGACTCGACTACTCCTTCGCCCTGTTCGACGAGATCGGCTTCCAGCCGATGGCGAGCTGGGATTCCCTTCGGATGGCGTCAGGGAAACGCGAGCGGTCCCTGGCGATGGGCGTCGGGACCCCCGGATTGGACCGGGAGAACGCCCTGTTCCACCTTCGGAGGCTGGTCAAGGAAGGCGGAGCACTACCCGGCTTCGTCTACCGCGAGTATTCGGCCCCAGATGGGTGCGCGATCGACGACCGGAAGGCGTGGAAGGAGGCCAATCCGGCGTTGAAGGCTGGGTTCCTGCGGATCTCGGCCTTCGAGACCGACCTTCGCATCACGCCGGAGGGACATTTCCGGGCGTTCCGGCTCGGCCAGTGGGTCGACGGCACGGATTCGTGGCTCGGAGCCTCCGGCCGGCAGGTCTGGGAGGCGCTGACGAGCCCGTGGGGATTTATTGAGGGCGCGCCGACGTGGATCGGGGTCGATGTGGGGTTGAAGCGTGACTCCACGGCGGTCGTGGCGGTGCAGAAGCGCGAGGATGGGCGGCTCCACGCGACGTGCCGGCTGTGGTTGCCTAAGCCCGACGAGCCGGTGGACGTGACCGACGTGATGGGCTACCTCCGCGAGCTCGCAGATCGCTACGCGGTCCAGGCGATCAGCTTCGACCCGCGGTTCTTCGACGTGCCGGCGAAGATGCTCGAGGACGAGGGCCTCCCGGTGATCGAGATCCCGCAGTCCCTCGAGCGCATGACCCCCGCCATCGGGAACTTGTACGAGCTCATCAAGAAGGGCGGGCTCACCCACGACGGTGACGAGCCCTTCGCCCAGCAGATCCTCAACGGCGTGGCTCGGGTCAACGAGCGCGGCTTCACCCTGGCGAAGGGCAAGTCCAGAGGTCGGATCGACGCCGCGGTAGCCCTGGCATTGGCGATTGATCGGGTCAACAACGAGGAGGCGGCGTCTGCGCCGATGTTTGCATGGGCCTGATCCAGAGCGCCCGCCAGTTCCTCTTCGGTCAGGAGCGGTCGATCTACGACGCCTGGCCGTACAACCAGCTCTTCAACCAGGTCAACTTCAACGGCGTGCAGTACCCGGTCACCGGGCTCAATCAGACGCTCATGGGCAAGCGCGAGGAGATCTCGTCCGACTTCACAGGGCTCGTTCAGGGTGCCTACCAGCGCAACGGCATCATCTTCGCGTGCATCCTCGCCCGGTCCCTCGTCTTCTCGGAGGCGCGGTTCCAGTTCCAGCGCTTTACCGGAGGCCGACCGGGTGACCTGTTCGGGACGGCGGAGCTCGACATCCTCGAGCGCCCGTGGGCCGGCGGGGTAACGGCGGATCTCCTCTCCGCGATGCTCGCCGACGCCGACCTCGCGGGAACCGCGTTCATCACCCGGAGGGCGACCCAGCTCGTGCGGATGCGCCCGGATTGGGTGGAGATCGTGCTCGGCTCGTTCAACGATGCCGACGTGCAGGCGGGCGACCTTGACGCCGAAGTCCTCGGCTACATCTACTACCCCGGCGGCAAGCACGCGGGCCGCGATCCGATCCCCCTCCTCCGGGAACAGGTGGCGCAGTTCCAGTTCGTCCGCGACCCCGTTGCGCAGTATCGCGGGATGTCCTGGCTCACCCCGATCATCCGCGAGATCCAGGGCGACACCGCCGCGACGACCCATAAGCTCCTGTTCTTCGAGAACGGCGCAACGCCGAACATGGTCGTCAAGATGGGCCCGCTGCCCGGGACCCCACTGGTCCAGCAGCAGGCGTTCAGCGATTGGGTCGCGGAGTTCCGCAAGGTCGAGCCCAAGGGCTGGCAGGCGTACAAGACGCTGTTCCTGTCCAACGGCGCGGACGCCACGGTGGTCGGGGCGGACCTCAAGCAGCTCGACTTCAAGATCACCCAGGGAGCCGGCGAGACGCGCATCGCCGCCGCCGCCCGGGTCCCGCCGATCATCGTCGGACTGTCGGAGGGGCTCGAGGCGGCGACGTACTCCAACTACGGCCAAGCCCGTCGAGCCTTCGCCGACCTGACCATGCGCCCGCTGTGGCGCAACGCCGCGTCATCGCTCGAGACGATCATCAGCGTCCCCGCCGGCGCGCGGCTGACCTATGACGACCGCGACATCGCCTTCCTCCGGGAGGATCGGAAGGACGCCGCGACGATCCAGCAGGTCAAGGCGATCACCATCCGCCAGCTCGTCGACGCCGGATACAAGCCCGAGACCGTGGTGACCGCGGTCGAGTCGGAGGACATGGGCCTGCTGAGTCACTCCGGGCTGTTCAGCGTCCAGCTCCAGCCACCCGGCACGATGTCTCCCGACGTCTCGGTCACGAAGCCTGCCGTGCCTCAGTTGACCGCTGGTCGGTCGGAGGAGGTGCGCTGCCAGAACTGTGACCGGCTCCTGGCCGAGCGCGCCACCCCGCCCTACCGGATCTCCTGCTCCCGCTGCAAGAACGTGACGGAAGTCGAGTTGATCGCCTGATGGCGATCCTCCACGCCCAGGACGAAGACGGCCTCTACGAGAACGGGTTTGTCGCCACGGCGCAGTCGGTAACGCCGGCGAAGCTCCACGGCGACGGGCATTGGGTCGAGCCAGGCACGATCACCCTCGCCATGCTCGCACCCGATGCGCTGGTTCAGGCCGGCGCTGGGCCGGTTGGGCCGCAGGGTCCAGCGGGTCCGACTGGCCCGCAGGGCATCCAGGGCATCCCCGGCCCGCAGGGGCTACCGGGTGCGGATGGTGCTGCTGGTTCGGACGGTGCGCCGGGTGCACAAGGCCCGCAGGGCGTGCCTGGACCCACCGGGCAGACCGGGCCGGCTGGGTCGCAGGGCGTCCAGGGACCAGCCGGCCCAACGGGCCCCGCAGGAGCAGATGGCGCGGCAGGCGCAACCGGAGCGACTGGCCCGCAGGGGATCCAAGGACCGCAGGGCGTCAAGGGCGACACCGGCAATACCGGAGCCACCGGCACCCAAGGCCCGCAGGGTATCCAGGGGATACAGGGCATCCAAGGCGTAGCGGGGACGAACTGGACTCCCGTGCATACCGTCCTCGCCAACGACACGCTGACCCTGGCGCTCGCAACGAATACCTCGGTGCGCCTCACAGTCACGGCGAACCGGACCCTCACCACGACGGTGCCTGCCGCTGGGAACACCCGAGTCGTGCTGATCCTGACCTCTGGTAGCTCGAGCTTCACGATCACCTTCGGCTCAGGCTTCAAGCCCACGGCCACGCTGGCGACGGGCACGACCACGAACCGGGTCTTCGCCGTTAGCTTCCTCTCAGACGGGACGAACCTCTACGAAACCGCGAGAACCGTTGCAATGGTGGCGTAGAGCGGATATCTTCCGCGCAGAACTGAATACATCGGACCTCTGAGTGGCCCCTGTGCCCGTCCGGGTAGTGGCCTCCGCGCATGTGCCCTCGAAGCGCAGCGTTGGAGGTCTTTTGTTTTGGAACGAGACAACCTGATCCGGGCCATCTTCCCCGGTGCCGAGCTTCGGTCGGAAGCAGATGAGGCACCTCGGCTGGTCGGGCACTTCGCCCGGTTCAACGAGTGGAACCTCATCGACTCAGTGAGCGAGGGGCGGTTCCTCGAGCGCATCGACCCCGGTGCGTTCACCAAGAGCCTCGCCGCGCGCACGCCCAAGATCCTGTTCAACCACGGCAAGGATCCAGAGATCGGCAACAAGATCATCGCCGCCTCGGGGTCGTTCCCGGTGGACGACATTGGTCCGGGCATTGACGCCCCGGTACTCGACGGCCTCCCGCCCCTGCTGATGTCGGGGCTGCGGGCCGGCCAGTACGGCATGTCCTACCGCTTCTCCATCCCCAAGGGTGGCGACGTGTGGGACCACAAGGCGACCCGTTCCGACCACAACCCCGATGGCCTGCCCGAGCGGACGATCCGCGAGGCGATGGTCTTCGAGGCGGGGCCTGTGACGTGGCCCGCTGACAGCGGCACCGATATCGCGGTGCGCTCGCTGACTGATCTGTACAGCCCGCGACCGCCGGTCGCTCCTCCCATCGAACCCCCGAAGGAGACCAAGCCCGTGTCAACAGATTCGCTCAAGTTGTCCGTGGTGGACCAGGAGGCCCGCATCTCCGAGCTCGAAGCTGGGCTCAAGCGGCAGGCCGAGGAGGAGACGGGCATTCCGTCCGTCGAGAGCCAGGCCCGCTGGGATGCCGACACCAAGGAACTCACCGACCTCCGCGCGGCGCGAGCGGTGCGGGTCCAGCGGGCGGCGTTCCTCCAGTCGATCCCCGATGACGCGGGTCATCGCGAGTACACGGCACCGAACGTCATCCGCACCAAGAGCGCGGACGACATCTACGACCTCCGGGCCGTGGAGAACCTCCCCTTCGAGGATCGCCGGCAGGCCCTCCGCGACAACGCCATGCGCTCGGTCGAGACCTCGACCCTCGCGCCGGGTGCCAACAAGGACGGGCTCGCGTACTTCCTCGACAACCGCGACCACATGCCCAAGGACGGCGACCAGGACCAGGAGCTCGCCAAGCGCATCCTGCTGACCGGCTCGCCGGCGTACAAGCGGTTCTTCAACAAGTACCTCGCGGGCATCGAGCGCGCCGCCACCCCCGAGGAGCAGCGCGCCGCGGCCCTCGCCGTGACCGGCACCACGACCACGGGCGGCTACGCCGTGCCCTACGTCTTCGACCCGACGATCATCCGCATCGGTGCCCACACGGCGGTCAACCCGTACCGCGCCGCGTGCCGCGTCGAGACCATCTCGGGCGGCAACAACTGGCGGGCCGTCACCGCCGGCGCGATCACCGCCAAGTGGGACGCTGAGGCCGCAGCCTCCGTCGAGGGTGGGCCGACCTTCGGCCAGCCGACCTTCACGGTCCAGCGAGCCGATGCGTTCGCCACGGTCTCGATCGAGACGCTCCAGGATCGCCCGGACATCACGGGCGAGCTCTCGCTGATCTTCGGCGAGGCCAAGGACACCCTCGAGGAGAACAGCTTCACCCTCGGCGCGGGGACCACGGTCTACCCGCAGGGCATGTTCCTCTCGGGCGCGTTCACCGTCCAGTCGACGGCCACGAACGACGTGACCGCGATCGCCGACCTCCTGCTCCTCGAGGCGGCCCTGCCGCTCCGCGAGCGCCAGTCACCGGGCGCGGCGATGTTCATGTCCCGCTCCACCCAGCGCCAGCTCGAGGCCCTGGACACCACCGGCTACTACTTCAAGCGACCGGGCCAGATCTCGATCCCGCTGGGCATGCCGCTCCAGTCGAACTCCCCGACCGGCAACACCGGGACGCAGGTCCTCGGCTACCCGATCTGGGAGGTTCCTTCCGCAGTCTCGACCCTGACCACGGACGCCGCGGTCATCGTCGTGTTCTGCAACCCGCGCAACTACGTGATCGTCGACCGCATCGGCATGAACGTGGAAGTCGTCCCGCTCATGCTCAACGGTGCCACCCCGAGCTTCCCGACCGGGCAGCGCGGCGTGTACTGCTACTGGCGCGGGACTGCCCGCGTCCTGTACGCAGACGGTGGCCGACAGCTCGACGTCAACTAGTCCGAACACGGGCGGGTGGGGTTTCGGCCCCACCCGCCCACACAGGAGACACGCATGGCAAAGGACCAGTTGATCGTCCTCCACTCGTTCGTCGGCAACATCGACGGAGCGGATGTCATCTTCCGCGCCGGCGAGACCATCGACGCGACCCACAAGGCCGTGAAGAAGTGGCCCGACTTCTTCGGCGAGCCCAAGGCAACGCAGCACACCGTCGAGCAGGCCACCGCCGCGCCTGGCGAGAAGCGGTCATGAGCGAATACACCAACACCGCCGCCACCACGGCGGCGGTCGCCAACCGCTTCGTAGCCTCGGCGAACATGAAGGTCGGCGCGTACACCGTTGCCAACGGTGGCGTCCCGGTCTGGTCTGGCGGCTGCCTCGTCACCGTCACCCACACCCAGGTCGGCGGCGTCACCGACACCCTCGGCACGATCGTGGTCGTCGGGACTGACCTCAATGGACAGGCCCTCACCGAGACGATCACGCCACTCGATGGAACGGTCGCTACGGGGACGAAGATCTTCCGCACCGTGACCTCGGTCACCGGCGTCGGCTGGGTCATCGACACCGGCAACGACACGCTCGTCGTGGGCTGCGCGGCGGGCAACTACGCCACGAGCTCGGGCGGCTTCCTCGAGGCCGTCATCGTCAACACCACCGCGGCAGCGGCGATCACGATCTCGGACAAGCGCGGCACCATCGCCACGCTCAAGGCGAGCATCGCCGAGGGCAACTACCCGTTCCGGGTCAACTACTCAGGCTTTCTCAAGGTCGCCACGACCTCGACCAACGACGTGACCGTCATTCACTCGGGGAGTGTCCCGACCTACGCGACGGCGTGATCGTCTGTGGTTGGTGCGCGCATCTCACCAACCCGGAGGCGTGCGGGTCATGCGGGAGAGATCCCTCCCTCCCGTGGTCGCAGCGTGGCCTGCCGCCTCCGGGCGAATCCGACGCACGCCGGGATGACGCCCGCCGACGCCTGGCCGAGGCGCGGCGCTCGCTCGGCCCCGACGCCACCGCGGAACGGATCGCCGAGCTCGTCGGCGTCTCGCCGCGGACTGTCCGCAGATGGCAGGAGATGTCCGCCCCGCGGCCTAGTAACGCCGCACCGCCGAACTGAGGATTAGATCGTGACCACGGCCATCGGGACCTACGCAACGACGGCCCTCGTGAAGGCACGCCTCTTCGCAGCCGGTGTCACCGATACGTCAGACGACACCCTGATCGGGACGATCGTCGATCAGACCAACCAGTTCCTCGAAGGGCCGGCCGGAATGCAGCGGGTGCTCGCCCCGGTCTCCTCGGCGGCATACCTCTTCGACGGGGACGGCTCGAACTGCCTCACCTACCTCCCAGGCATCCGCGCCGTGTCGCTGCTCGAGATGGCCGATTACACGGGCGGCTCATTCGCCACCGTCGCCTCCACCGAGTACTTCCTCCGCCCGCTCGCCCAGGACCGCGGCTCGCCGCAGTTCCCTGCCACGCAGATCTGGCTCGGCGATCGCGGGACGTACCGCTACTTCCGGTGGGGCTTCGCCAACGTCCGGGTCACGATGACGACGGGCTGGGCGGCGATCCCCGACGACATCATCGACGTGGCCGTCACCACCGCGGTCAGGGCGTGGCACGCCCGGCAGAACGGGCAGGCCGACATCGTGGGCTCGGACGAGACCGGAGCGCCACTGGTATCCCGCTACGTCGCACCGCACCACCGCTCGATCATCATGGGTTACCGGCCCCTTGTGCCCGCTGCCTGATGGCTGGCTTCGACGCCCTGGTAATCGGCGAGGCGCTGGCAGCCAAGTACGCCTCGGGCACCCTGACTCCACCCACGGGCTACCCCGCCGTCCGCGTCTCCACGTCGAAGCTGCCGAACAACATCCCGGTGACGCCGTGGGTCCTCGTCGTGCTCCCCGATGGCGAGGTGCAGATCGACTCCAGCCAGCAGGTGACGCTGAACTACCACGTGATCTTCCACTACGGCAAGTCCACCGGGGACACGGCGCGGGACATGACTGGGATGATGAGCTGGATCGGCATCCTCCTGGCGGCGACGTTCTCAGGGACCACGCTCGGGGTCTCGGCAACGCAGTTCGTGAAGTCGGCGCTGCCCTCGACCTTCCGGCTCACCGTCGAGACCTACGGCGGCGACGAGTACTACGGCTGGGACATCACGGTCACGGTGATCCTGCGCGATCTCGGCTGGACGATGACGCCATGAGCGCGGTCATCGAAGTACGAGGGGTCGAGGGCGTGCATCGGATGCTCGCCGACTACATGACCCCCAAGCTGCCCAAACGGATGCAGGACGCCACGAAGGCCGGCGCGGAGGTGTTCAAGAAGCCCGTGAAGGCCGAGGCAGCGAAGGTGTCGAAGCGGCTCAATAGGTCCGTCTCGGTGCGCAAGGCGGCGAGGGACCGGCCGGCGACGATCCTCACCTTCCGCCCGAAGATCGCCTGGTTCCGCCATTTCATCATCGGCGGCACCCGCGACCACGGACCCCGCAGAGCATCGGCGTTGTTCTTTGTGCCGGGCTGGAACCCCTATAGCGGGGCATCGAGTAAGGGCGTTGGCAACAACTGGGTGCGTGTCCCCCGTGTCCGGGGCGTGAAACCCAACCCAATCATTGCCCGCGTATTCACGCAGTACGAGGCCACGGCCCTCGCGGCCATTGACCGATCCCTCGACCAATCGGAGACAGCATGAAGTACGTCGGCAAGGGCAGGTTCGTCATCGGCATCCCTGACCGGGACTTGACCGACGAGGAGATCGAGGCGCTCGCAGCCAAGCGCGGAAAGAAACCGGCTGAGCTTCGGAAGGAACTCATCGAGTCCGGCCTCTATGCCGGGAAGGGCAAGGAGGCTGACAAGTGACCGAACAGGTCTACAACAAGGTCCAACTCGGCCAGCAGTCCGCGGTCGGGACGGCGGTCGCCGCAACGACGGTCTTCCCGGTCGACCAGGGCTTCCTCGGGTTCGAGCTCGACCGCGCCGCGGAGAGCCCGGACGAGGACTTCGGGTCCAACAGTCGAGAGATGGCAGGCCGGACCTCGACGGGTGTGAGGTGGGCCACCGCGTCCCTGCCCTTCGTGGCCCGCTTCCAGGACTTCATGCACGTCCAGCAGATGCACTTCGACACCGCCACCACCGCAGGGGCGGGGCCGTACACCCACACCACGATCTTCGACGACTCGGGGGCCCTGCTCTCGACGGCGCTCAAGCCGTACACCATCCAGTACGGCGTCTCGGGCTCCACCCAGGACGAGCACCGGGCGACCGGCTGCATCGCCACCGGGCTGACTCTGGGCTTCGATGCCCTGTCCGCCCCGGGGAACTCGATGTGGAAGGGCACGCTCGATCTCGTCGCGGTGAACCGGGCGCAGGCGGCCATGACCGGCTCGCTCTCCGCTCCGGCAACCCTCGAGACGATGGAGGGTCACCTCACCACGATCACCGCTGGCTCCACGGGCACGGCGTTCGGCTCGCTGACCGCCCTGACCAGCTCGCTCAAGCAGTTCGAGATGACCTCCGCGCTGAACGCCGCAGGGCGGGCCTACGGCGGCTCCACTGACATCGCCTCAGGTATCGGCGTGTCGGGCAAGGGCAACGTGGACTTCACCGGGCTCATCGCCATCAGCTCGGCCAACAAGACCGAGTTCGAGGACACCTACGAGGTCTCGGGCTCGGTGGCGTCCGAACGGCGCATCCGCATCGCGATCGCGGGCTCGGGGACCAACGCGGCAACCCTCGACTTCCGGGCCAGCTACCGGGCGGTCGATGTGGGCGAGCACGACGGCGAGCGCCTCTACTCGATCAAGGGCGTGTTCGTCTACGACTCCACCCTGGCGAGCCGCGCGCAGTGGATCACCACCAACTCAGTGGCGACGATCCCATGAGCGGACGCTTCGCCGATCCCAACGCGACAAAGCGATTCGAGCTCGGGCCATGCGAATGCGCGAACACCCCGCACGCGGAGGGCGACTGGATCGACCTTCGCTCGGAGCTGTCCGGTGTGGACCTCGCCAAGATGGAGGCGTCCGCGCCGGTCGATCGAATGAAGATCCTCATCGTCCGCTGGAACCTCATCGGCGATGGCGGGACGACCGCCCCGATCGACGACGACTACCTCGGCCGGCTGTACCTCGATCTGTTCGATCGGATCAACACCTGGCTCAACGAGAACGCCAAGGTGGCGTCACTCCCAAACGTATCCGCCGCTCCATCGCGGGATTCCTCGCGGGGGAGCGGTTCGTCTACCCGGAAGGTGAAGACGGGGAACTCGTCTACGACGCCATCCTGGCCTCTCGACGCGGCCTCAGCTACGACGACTTCCGGCACGCCGCTCCCCAGTTCCTGAACGCGGTGCGGTTCGCGATGTACGCGGAGCGCGCAGCCAAGATCCTGGCCGATGCAAGGGCGATCCAGAACATGCCCTTCTCGGCGGGGATGAGTGACCACGCCCGGGGCGAACTGGCACGGGCGAAGCTCGACGCGGCGAAGGACATCGAGACGTTCGAGCCGATCCTGTACCCGCCCGATGAGCCGGTGAACTGATGGCGCAGCGCGAGCTCGACATCCTCGTCCGGGCGAAGGGCGCACTCCAAGCCGCAAAGGACATCGGCAAGGTTGACGGCGCAACCGGGAAGCTGGGCAAGTCAGCCAAGATCGCCGGGGCTGCCATCGGCGCTGGTGTCGGCGTGGCCGCGGTCGTCATCGGACGGAGCGTCAAGTCGGGCCTCGACAGCCTTGCCCAACTCGAGAATGCCGAGTCCCAGGTAACGGGCGCGCTTGCCCAAGTCGGTCTCGCGGGTCAGGTAACCGCCTCGCAGGTCTCAACATGGGCGAACAAGATCGAGTCCGATGTCGGCGCGGCGTTCGACGACAAGGACATCACGTCGGCCACGGCCACCCTCCTCCGCTTCGGCAAGGTCACGCCGTCGAACCTCCAACCGGCGATGGTTGTGATGACGGACCTCGCGGCCAAGACGGGCTCGGTGGACTCTGCCGCCACGCTGCTCGCGAAGGCCCTGGCTGACCCCACGAAGGCCGCAGGGAAGCTCGCTCGGGCAGGCGTCATCCTCACTGCCGAGCAGCAGAAGCAGATCAAGGCGCTGGTCAAGGCGGGCGATGCTGCCGGCGCGCAGAAGGTGCTCCTCGACGCCCTGGCGCAGACGACCAAGGGCGCGGCCGCCGCAAGCCAAGGTCCCTACGCGCGATCGCTCGCCGTCCTCCAGGACGTGACCGAGGACGCGCAGCGCGCACTCGCTGAGGGGTTCCTCCCGGTCATCGAGGAAGTCCGCGATCTGCTCTCGAAGGAGCTCGCCAAGCCCGAGACCTTGAACAACATCCGCGAGTTCGGCAAGGGCCTGGCCGGCGGGCTCAAGGGCCTCATCGACATCGCCCGCGGGCTTCCGTGGGGCTCGATCGGCGATGCGTTGAAGATCGGCGGGATGGGCGCCAAGGCTGTCCTCGACGCCTTCTCCTCGATGCCGCCGTGGGTCCAGACCGCAGTGGCGACGGGCTGGGGCCTGAACAAGCTGACCGGCGGGCTCGTCACCTCGCTGGCGTCCGGGCTCATCAAGGGCGTCCTCGGGATGAACGCCGGCGTGGTGAACATCAAGGCCGGCATCGTCAATGGCGGCGGGCTCGGCGGAGCGGGTGCGGCTGGCGGTGGAATGGGGCTGCTCGGCGGTCTGCTGGGCCTCGGTGCGGTGGCTGGGGTCGAAGTCCTGGCGGCGACGGCGCTGGGCGAATGGTTGCGGACGCAAGTGACGGGCAGCAGCGCCCCGATCACCTCCGATCACGTCGTCACCGAAGTTGGACCGATCCAGATCGGCCTGTTCCGCACGCAGGCGCAGACGATCAAGGAGGGCAACAAGGAGACGCAGCAGAAGCTCGAGAAGCTCGCGGAGGGGGAGCAGGCCGGCCACTCCGAACAGGTCCGGGACATGGCGACCCAGAAGCGGGCTATCGACTCGGCGCGGGACAAGATGGAGGCCAGCCGGATCGCTATCCGGTCTGCCCAGACCACGGCCCAGAACGACGCAGGGCGGATCGTCGACGCCATCGACCGCATCCAGTTCCCTTCGTCGCTGTCGGTCACGGTCTGGGACAAGGGCGATCCCGGTAGCCGCTCGACCTCGACGGTTCGCATGCAGCCCAACGGTCCATCCGGCGTGTCAGGTCCTGGTCACGGCGCATGACCCAAACCATCACCCTCAATGGCGTCGACCGCTCCGGGGTTATCCGGCGCAAGACGTGTACCTGGTCGGAGTCGGCCTACCTCGGTGAAGTGGGGACTGGCTCGTTCACCATCGACGACGACTCGGGGAACATCAGCGCGGTCGGCTGGAAGACGATCTCGGTGGATCAGACGGCCGGCACGCAGCCGGACCGCATCGCCACGGGGTTCGTCGGGGCGAAGTCCATCCAGCGGTCTGCCGACGAGGACATGGGCACCGGAGCGACCGGCCGAAAGCTCGTCGTCTCGACGAAGGACCTCAACGACCTGTTGACCCGGATCGTGATCTGGGACACCGACGGCAAGCGACCCAGTGAGACGATCACCGCCCGGATCGCGTGGCTCATGGCCTCGGACTACCTGTCCACCCTCGTCTTCGACCACGGGCGCATCGCTGCGTCTGCCCTGGTCATGGACAAGAACGACTACCGCGGCTCGACACCCTTCGAGGTGCTCAGCGCCTGCGCGCGCCGGGCGGGGTTCAACTTCTACGTCCGGTGGCACGACGCCTCGGGGCAACCCGAGCTCGTGTTCCGCAACGACAACACGTCAACCGACGACACCTCGACGATCTCGATCTCCAACGTCAAGTCCGAGATCAACAGCACTTCGGTATTCGCGCCGAACCAGGACCACACCCTGACCATCGACCCGGAGCACGTCTACTCGGACGTGTACGCCGCCTATTCGAAGGGCGTGAAGACGGGCAGCCTCGCCTCGACCGCCTCGACCTACGTCGAACGCTGGGGGGTCAACGACGACTCGGGCATCAAGAACGCTGCCACCGCCGCCTCGGCCAACTCCCGCTTCCTCAAAGAGTCGGCCACTGAGGAGAACCTCATCTCGGTCACCCTCCGAATGCGCGCGGCCTACGTCAACCTCGTCCGGGCCGGAGACAGAATAGCGGGCAAGTTCACGCACATGGCCCAGGAGGGCTACGGGACCTCGACCTACTTCCGCGTGCTCAGACGCAGAGTCACCCAGCCGCTCAACACCGACAACGACTACGATGTCCAGCTCGACCTCAGCCCGCAGGAGGGGATCAGCGTCTCGTGCCCCTACGAAGCGACGGCGGCGGGGACGTTCTATCCACTCGGCGATCAGCCGCCAACCGGACCCTCGGAGTGGTACGCGGCGAACGTATCCGATGGGGTCACCTACTACCTCCGACCGGGCATCTTCTACCCCACCGTTCCGACTCCCGGAGCCGAGAGCCAGTGGCACTTCATCGCCCATGTGGGAGCGGGCGGAGCGGGTTCGATCGACTACGCCGGCGACTGCGTACAGAACACGCTCCAGTTCATCGTCGTCGGTCCGGGAACGCTGACGGTCCAGACGGAGATCTACGGTGGCTCGGCGAGGCCGATGGCCGGCTCTTGGGGCGAGAGCCCGGACGCCTACGCCAACTCGATCGGGATGTTCACCTCTGGCGACGAGGTTGAGTTCACCGTGACCGGCGAGTGCGCGAACGTGATCCGGCTGTACGACGGCCCTGGTAGCCCCTGCGGCGGCAAGTGGGGCTGGTCGTCGGCTGAGTGGGTGCCGGCGTGAAGACGCGCAACGTCAACCCGCACCGCGCGCTCCAGCAGGAGGAGGGGCGGATCTCGCCGCGCCGCTCCGGCTCCCGCGGCGTCGACGTCACCGACAACAGCGTCACGAGTCACCCGACGACGACGATCGAGTTCGTCGGGGCGACGGTCGAGGATCTCGACGACGGCGTGGCGAGGGTCACGATCACGGGCGCAGGAGGAACTCCAGGATCGGGTGGAGGCGCTACCGGCTCCGCCCCGGTGCAGATGCTCAACAACTCCGGGCAGGACCTCCTCCCTGGCGACGTCGTGGTGGTGGATGACTCCGCGGACACCGCGGTCACAGTCACAACCACTGCCGCCTCGACACTGATCGCCGGGGTGGTGCAGCAGCCGATCGCGGCAGGGTTCAAGGGGCCGGTCCTGTTCAACGGCTACGCGCCGCAGATCAACACCGCCGCGGACGTTGTAAGGGGGGAGTACGCGCAAACCTCGACGACGGCAGCGAAGGCTGGGAACACCGCCGCACGAGTCGCGGGCAGCTTCGCGGTCTATCTCACTGGCAACGACCTCGCCGATTTCGCCACCGATGCGGTGGTGACGGAGCTCAACACGCCGGACACCTCGCTGGACATCGACCTCCCCGCCGTGCTCCCGGCAAGCCGGTTCCTGCTCCTGGCGCTGTGGCTCGAGGACGCCGCTTCTGCTCCCTCTATCCCAGGTTGGACCCAGATCGGCGCGGAGGAGGACTTCTGGTACTTCTACCGCATCTCGACTGGGGACCTGTCTGACGCGGCGTCTGCGACCTGGAGCACGGCTTCCGTGGCCGCGGCGGCGGTGATCCTGACCAACGACACGGTATCGCTCGGAGTTCCTATCGAGTCCCACGACTACGAGAACACCACCGCTGCGGCGGCGCTGTCCGGGATGTCGGCGATCCCTCGCTATGCGATTGCCGGGGTGAAGGCCGACGCGGCTCCCGGAGCGGGCTGGACGGTGCTGGCGTCGGGATCAGGGACGTTCGGCTCGACGGGTACTCCATCTCTTGCCCAGTCGGTGGCGTTCACCACGAACGGCTCGGGCTCGCCCGACCTCTCATTGGGCTCGGCCCTGACCCAAGGCAATCTCCTCATCCAGGTCCCGTTCAAGATCGGCGGCGACACCTGGACGACCGATCCGCGGTTGGGTATCCCTACCTGTGGCATCGACACGGCCATCACCTACTTCGGCGAGGCGGATACCAACTTCTACGGCTCATCAGGCATCAACGTGTGCTCGATCCTCGGCAAGACCGTGACCTCCGATACCTATGCCGGCCCGTTCGGGACCAACGCGGGTTGTGACGCCCAAGGCGCTGCCCTGACGCTGATGGAGTTCCAGAACATCACCTTGGGCTCGTACGAGGTGCTCAAGGTCGAGGACTTCAACACCAGCCCCGCCAATTGCGGCACGTTCACGGGCGTCGGTCCGAACGACCTGATCGTCATGGCGATCACCAAGAAGCGCGACGGCTACGGCGGCTCTCCTGATCCAACGTTCGTACCCGGTCTCTTCAACCAGGTCGTCGATGGCTACCACATCGTGAATGGCTGGGCGTGGGTCGGCTGGAAAGTCGGCCCGGACTCGGGCTCTACCGCTGCCGCTTCTGTCAGCTTCACCTCGGACGGCTTCGGCGGCATGGCGGCGATCGCGGTCATCATTCGTGGCGGCCATCTCGTCGAGGGCACGCTGGCCGGTCAGTACATCGCCACCGATGCCGCGGTTACCTCGCCTTTCACAGGTTCCGGGAACGAGGACGACGCCATCTTCGCGCTGAACCTCATGCAACCGGCGAAGCCCTCTGCCCTGCTGTATGGGCCTGACCTCAACGACAACGTGGGCGCGGCTGCCACCTACGCATGGCAGCCGCTCTTCAACTCGGGTGATGGCACCGCGATCATCGACTCGGGCACCGGCAACCCTATCCTAGCCTTCGCCCCGGTCTAGAGGAGATCCGATGGCAACCGTCAGCAACACCTTCCAGACCGGGGTCCACGGCTCTCGCCCGACGTCTGGTCTCGCCTACGGGGCGCTATACGCCTGCTCCACTCACAACCTCATCTACCAGACCCCCGACGGGGGTGGGACGTGGGTGACGTGGAGCGATCCGGGCTCCTCGACTGACGCGGAGCTCGCCGCCATCGCGGGCCTCACCTCCGCAGCCAACAAGCTGCCCTACTTCACAGGCTCCGGGACGGCAGCCCTCGCCGACTTCACCGCAGCAGGCAGGGCCATTGTCGATGACGCCGATGCTGCTGCCCAGCGAACGACGCTCGGGGTCGGAACGGCAGACTCGCCGCAGTTCACGGCGGTGAATGTTGGGCATGCCTCTGACACGACCATCGGTCGGACCTCTGCCGGCATTGCGAATGTCGAGGGCAAGGACATCTATCTCGTCGGTGGGACAGACGTGGCGGTCACGGATGGCGGGACGGGCTCCTCAACGGCCTCTGCCGCACGCACGGCGCTTGGGCTCGCCATCGGCACGGATGTGAAGGCCCAGACGCCAACCACCATCAGCCCATCGCAACTCGTTGCCAACACCGATAACTGGAACCCGACAGGACTCTCGACCGCCGACGAGATCCGGGTATCAACGGACGCCTCGCGCAACCTGACAGGGATCACCGCACCAGCGGCAGAGAAATACCTCGCGCTGGTGAACATCGGTGCTCAGAACCTGGTCATCAAGCACGATGTCACATCGACTGCGGCAAACCGTTTCTACTGCCCTGGTTCGAGTGACTTCACGCTCGCTGCGAACGCAGGCTGTCTGCTCTTCTACGACTCTACTTCGACACGATGGCGTGTCGTCGAGTCCGCGCCCGGTGCTGGGGGCGGTGGCTCGGTAGCGACCGATACGATCTTCGATGCCAAGGGTGACCTCCCCGTAGGGACAGGTGCCGACACCGCGGCGAAGCTGACTGTCGGGGCTAATGGAACGCTGCTCGAGGCGGACTCCGCTCAGTCGACCGGCCTGAAATGGTCCCGGACACTGCGCGGCAAAATCAAGGGCTCAGACGGTACGGTGCTGCAGGGTGCCGGGTTCACCTCTGCGCGAAACGGCACGGGTGACTACACGATCACGATCACGTCAGCCTTCGCCGCTGCGCCGATCGTCGTCGGCACGGTTATCACCACGGCGGGCTCTCGATGGTTCACTGCGGACACGATCAGCACAACCTCGATCCATGTCTACATCGCGTCGACCCTTAGCTTGGTTGACCTCGACTTCTGCTTCATTGCCATCGCTGAGAGCTAACCCAACAACCAGCCCAGGAACTGCCCAAAGGCAACAGGCGTCAGGACCGCCATCAACCCCGCCAACGAGAAGCCAGCGATGACCGCGAAGGCCAGGAGCAGCTTCACTGGATCGTGACGGTGAGCTGCCCGCGAGACAGCGGGGCCAGATCCCGGAAGGCGTCCGCGTACAGGTCGATCGCTCGGTGGGCTTGGCAGTTACAGTCGATGATCGTCACACGTCAGGCCCGCGCTTGTCGACCTTCGACCAGAACCGTTCCTGCCACGGCGTCATGGCCGGCGGTTCTCTCGCTGATAACGCTCAACCTCTGACGGCGACACGAACCAGTCACGGCCCCGCTTGGTCGCCCTGAGGGAGCCGCGGGCGATGGCCTGGCGCAGCGTGGCGGGGTCGAGGCCAAGCTGGGCTGCCGCTTCCTTGAGGGTCACCCGCGATGCTCCCACAACCAGAGGTAGACAAAGTCCGCAGCCTTGGCGGGCGAATACGGATTGCCCTCACTCGTGTCTCGTTCGGCCTGTAGCGCCTGCCGAAGGTCCTTGCGATCGCAATAGATCAGGCTGGCACCCGAGCGCCGACGTTGCTCGAAAGCACACGGCCAGTCCTCGTTATCGACCACGCACCATTGCCTCTCCCACTGCGGTGCGTCAGGATCAGTAGCGTGTGGCCGTTCATGTCGGGGCCCGTCGTGCTTGCATTCATCGAGCTGACGTGTCACTTCATCGAGTCGCTGAACGAGTGCCTCAACGGACGAGGCTTCGACGTAACGCGGCGATGGATAGGAGTTCGAAGCACGAGTCCAGCCGTCTGCAACCAGAGCAGCGAGCGCCGTCTTGGTTTCGATCCAAGCTTCGCCGCAGCGGTCGTTGATGGCAGCGTGGAACGCTTCCCGCACTGAGTCGAGCGAGGCGTCGATGCCCTCTTTCCGTAGCGTCATGACTGCCACCCTGAGCAGGTACATCCATGCGGTGGACGCTTCTGCTTGACGTAGACCCAGCAGCGTCGCTCATCGGGCGGCGGTGTCTTCCGGTCAGTCGCTCCGAAGTGGTGGACCTTGGGATGGCCGCAACCAGCGCACGTCGGCTTCATCACGTGCGCCAGGATGTCGTCCCGTTCGCTCATGCCGGCTCCCGACGATCCAAACGGTGACGCGGAGTCGGCTGGTGAGGGTAGTCGACCGGGCATGTCGTGCAGCCCCGATGATCCGCGGTAAGTCGGAGGACAAGCGCATTGTGTTCCACCACGACACGTTCCACGTCCGCCCGCCCCATCTCTGGCCACGTCACGTCATCGCCGTCCTCGGTGACGATCCGCCACGCGCCGTCCTCATCCTCGAACGTCGCCCATCGCTCGCTCATGGTCTTAGCCCCAGATGAGGGGCTTGGCCGCGGTGTAGGCCCCGTGGACCTTCTCGAAGGCCACCCAGCGGCCTGCGATCAGGTAAGCGGTGTAGCTCACCGCTTCGATGATCCCGAAGGGGGTTCGGGTCCCGACTCGGAGGAGTCCGTGGGGGGCGTTGGTGTTCATGTCTTATATACTACGCATCCGTAGCCATTTTGTCAATACCCTAACGTAGCCACTTATCCACATTCGCCGAGGACGGCGCGGAGAGCCGCGCGGGCAGCGGCAACCTTCGCCCTCCGTTCCTTCTCGCGGTTCGGCTCGCCCCGGCGCTCCCGTTGGCCCTCGTCCACCCATGAGTACGCCGGAGCGCCGTCCGCATCGAGATACGCCTGCACCGCATCGCTCACGTCGGAAGCGCGTCGGATGGCAGCGTCACGCTCGTCGAGGGCCGCTTCCAACTGGTTGAGCAGGTGAATGGCGAGCGCCTGACTCGTGTTCGAGGAACCTTCGATGCGTTCGCGGGTGGCGATGCGTAGTTCACGAGGCCAGTCCCGCAGCAGTTCCGCGCTCACTCTGACGCTCCGGTCATCGAAGATGCCTCACGAGGCGCGGTTCGAGGGGTCGCCACTGGTAGCACTGACACGTCTGGCCGGTGCGCTGTTCCGAGTCCATTGACGCGGCGAGGCAGTGCGTTCCGCCGGTCGCATGGTCACGGTAAGCATGACCGCACGCGCACGACTGACGGCGGTCCCATTGCGCCCGGACGAACGGCTGTCGCTCATCCCCGGGTCGGTAGTCGCTCACTCTGACGCTCCGAGAGCTTCGGTGAAGTCCATTTGCATCTTTCTGATCCACGTCAGGTTCCAATGCAGCGGGTAGCGCACGTTCGAGCCGAAGCCTCGGGCGTGATAGCCGCAGACGAGGAACGGGCCGGGACTGTAGTCGAGGTTGATGATTTCCGAGGCTCGGTAGGGACACGGCTGGCCCTTGCGATAGCCCGAGACGTATCGAAGCGTGCAGTTCATTCCTGCGCTCCGGTGGCTTCGGTGAGGATGGAGAGAAGCTCCACAATCGCACCGGAACACGGGCTGTTGCAGTCGGGGTCGGTGTTGTCATCCGGACAGAGACATGCCTCGTCGTGCTTGCTTTGGGCGAGTTCCGCTACTTCTCGGAGAGCAGCAGCCCTCGCCTCGGACTCGACATCTGAGACGGCGTTGGTGGCGGCGTCCTCATCCCAATGGGCGACCTGCGTCAGTCCGGCCATGAGCCAACGTCCGGCCTGAGTCTCCACTGTCCCGTCAGTCATCGTCGTTATCCCATTCCTCGGTCCGGCGACCGTCATAGAACGCCGAGCAGCCGCACGTCTTGCACCGTTCGGTGGCCCACGGGTCGGTGGGGTCTTGACGGTGGGACG